AAAATCAAATTTATTTCGGAAATAATCAAACAAATTAACTACTGCAGAAATATGATCAGCATCTAAACTACCCCAGCCTTCATCAATTGCAATAAAATTAGGACGTGGTAATGCTGATACATTGATTAACGCAATTCGGATTGCTAATGAAGATAAGAATCTTTCCATACCAGATGTTAATTCTAATGGCCAGAAATTATCTTCATCATATATAATATACCCGTTAATATTTTTACCGTCACTTTGTAACACCATATTAAAATCTACAACTTGATTTAACACATTGTTAATTTCAGCTTCAATCTTAGGCATAGCTTTAGAAATTAATTCATATGGAATACCATCTCGTTTAACAGACTCTAGATAATATTCATATGCCTTATACTCCGTTTCTAATTTTTTATATTTGTCTAGTTGAGTAAGTGCATTTGATTTTGTAGTTTTTGCAACTTCAATTTTACCATGTTTAGAACGAATCGAATCTGTAACAGTTTTTATTTCTGTTGTTATGTCTTCAATTTCAGTTTTTAATATGTCGATATTTGTATCAATAACATTGTTATTATTAATTGCCGTTTCATTTTGTTTGAATAATTCTTGTCGCTCTAAACATGTTTCTAATTCAGATTCTCTAGTTTGTAATTCATTTTCTAAAATTTGCAATTGCAATTCATTGCGATCTAATAAGTTTTTTTGAGTGTCAATTTTACGTTGCAACGCTTCATACTCAGTTTGTTTTGTTATATACTCTACTAAACTATCTAATTCAATTTGAATTGTATTAATCTTTGTTTGTGTATCATTTAATATTTGTCTATCCGCTTCAATTGTATTCTTAGCTTCGATTGCATTTTGTACGAAAATATTAGATACACAGTATTGGCAGTTTGGATTATATTCATGTTCGGAAAGGTGATTAATTTTTTCTTGCTTTGCATTTACTGTTCCTTGTTGTTTTCTCAAAACAGTATTAAGTGAATTTAATGTTGTTTGAGCGTTATTATATATGTTTACATTGTTATTAATAGTTGCAATATCATATCCTGATAATAATGTTTCTTTGTCATCAATATTTTGTACTAAATCATCGATAGTTGATTCTAACGATTCAATATCAGTTTGTAATGTTTCAATTTTTGTAGTTAATGTTTTTTCTTGATTTTTTAAAGAATTTATATTTGGGCCGTCATATGTAGTTGGTAATTTAGATTCAATTAGTTGAAGTATATTTTGTTGTTTACTGTTTCTATCTTCTTGAAGTTGAGTTTCATTTGCATCTAAATCAATTATATCTTGTTGATATTCTGTTATAATATTTTGCGCATCATTGATAATTACAGCAAAATCCGTTTTTTTATAGTCTTTTAATTTACCTGCAGTTTCTTTGATTTCCTCATTAGCTAATTGATATAATTGCTCAAACACCGTAATGTCTAAAAACTGTGATAGTAAGTCCTTTCTTTCACGTTGTGATTTTTCTATGAAATTATTATTATCAGCTTGAAGTGAAAATGCTGTTAAAATAAAATCATCATATGTACCTAAATACTTGCGAATATTTTTATTTGTTTCACTACGCTCTTCACCATTTAAATTTTCGGTGTCAGTATAAAAATCAACATTAACCTTAACGTGACCATTCTTATGTTTAATTCCTTCTCGAATAATTGTATATGTGGTACCATTTAATTCAAAAACAAATTTACCTAAAAATTTAGATTTTTTATTATTTAGCACATCATTTGCTTTACCTGTTTTACTACACTTATCAAATATTGTATATGTAATCGCATCTAACAATGAAGACTTACCACTTGTATTTGCAGCAAATAAACCACATACATCTTTAAGATTTGCGAAGTCAACTGTGTTATTTTCTCCATATGAAAACATGTTATCAAACTCAAATGATATTGGGTGCCATGTCATATGTCTAACAGAATCAACTGCCGGTAATTTAGAATTTATTGTTCTATTAATATATCGTATTGCATCCATTTCTTCAGTTGTTGCCATTGGAAATGTGGTTGCAATATAATCAGACAACAGTGTGTTTTGGTATTCAACATCACGAACATTACCAATACTAATTGAATTAGTTGCCGCCGTATTAACTCCTGTGTTGCTTCGTTGTATCGTGATATCTTGCACATCATAACGATTACGTAGATTTGCAATTAATTTTTTGATATCAGCTGCTGAGGTATCTTTGAATTTAATTCGCACCCTAGGTTTATTTGGCATTCGTGCTGGAGAACTAATTATATTAGTATCTTCAACTTCAATGGTAACATACCCATAATCATTTTGTATTTCTACAAATTCTGCGCTACTTGTTTTTAAGTCCCAAACCAATAAACCATGAATTAATGCTTCACCATGATTTTGTTGTATTAATGATCCTGGATATGCAATTGTTTTTGCTTCATTTAAAAATTGAGCAGGTTTATGAATATCGCCTAACAATGTAATATTGTGACCATCAAACAATTCAGTGGTTACATTTTCATTGGTAATTTGATATCCAATATCAGTCTTTGCCGTGTTAACTGCTCCATGATGCAAAGCAATTTTATATGGTGCCGTGAATTCTGAAGCTCTGATATATTCTGATGGTGCAACATCAACAGCCATATGATTAAATACAACCCCACCCAATTCAAACAATCCATTTTCTTTGATAAAGATAATATTAGGCTTTTGAATTACATCTAGTATAGGGCTAATTGCATCTACTCGGTGCATGTTATTTAAATTCATGTCATGGTTGCCTAATATAACTACAGTAGGTATAGTAAACCCATTAAAAAATTCAACAAGCATTTGAACTAATTCTGGAGACATATCTAATTTGCTATGTACAATATCACCTGTTACTACTGCGATTGTTCCTGGAGTAGTTAATTGTGAGATTGTATTGTGCATTGTTTTGAATACTTCTCGATACTCTCGGTGTCGTTTCAATGTACGAATATGTATATCACTAACGTGAATAATTTTATCTATTTTCTCAATATTAATATCAATGTGTTTTATATCCATATCATACCCATTTTAATTTGCATTAATCTTTCAAAAGTTAACACATCAGTATTATTAATTATTTCATTTATTTTTTTGAAACCTAACTCAGAAGCATCTGAATTATTTAGTTCGATTAAATATACATTTAATCCTTCTCCCATAAATCTTTCAGCAATATCCAACGCTTTTTTAATTGCATCAGCATCCAAGCATATGTATATATCTTTTACGCGTTGTTCAATTATTTTTTTCTGTAAAGCTGGTTGAATTATTTTACCAAATAATGGTATTGCATTTCTTTTTACAGCAATTGCATCAAATGAACCTTCACATAAAACAATTGGTTGTGACCAATTAATTAACATATCAAAACCAATAATATCTTTGGATACTTTAGGATTTTTATGTTTTTGTGTATCTGATTTATAAAATGCTCTAGATACAAAATAATTCAATTGTCCTGTTGAATCGTAGCTAGGAATAATTATTTTTCCGGAATATTCGCCAGCTTCACAATAACCTATTCTGTATTTAATAATATCAAAAATAGTAATACCTCGATTAGTTAAATAATGAAATGCGTTACGGAAGTCAGGTGTTTTTTTAGTTTTCCACAATGGAATATATTCAGTCGGTAATTGTAATACAACTTGTTTTTCTGAGTGTTTATTTGAGGTGTTTCGATATTTAGTTTGTTCGATAATTCGATTTAACTGCTCGAAATTTTGTTTTGGTAAATTTAATTGTTTAAATAAAGAAACAATCGATCTACCTTTTTTATCTGATATCCAACAGTGCCAAGCATTTTCGCCAGCACTCGTTGTATTAATATCAATTTCTAATTTAGGTTTATAGTGAGATTGAAATGGAGAAAAGAAAGCAATATTATTTCCTGATGTAGGTTTACCTTTACCTAATATTGATTCTAATAACTGTAATAGTTTCAAGTTCTTCATTATTATTATAATAATAAAATTACTGTACTAATCCAATTAATATTTAATTATTATTTATTAATAATAGTTAGACACAAATAATCATTCGGTCTAACGATCGATTCAATAAATGAATCAATCTATTAATTAAATAACATATTCAATTAATGAATGTATATAAAATATTTTTCACAAATCAAACCTTTACGCAAAAAAGTTTTGCTTTTGTTTCGGTTCTTCACCAGATTTAACACATTCTAATAACCATTCCGCCGGAATATCTTTTTTAGCAACATGTTTTATACCTAGTTTATTTGCATACAATTCATATGTAGTTGCAGAAGCTTTTGAAATTTTTTGGTTAGGATTTTGAAATACCATTCGAATATCTACCCCAGGATTCGATGTAATTACATGTTTCATTTTTAAACGATCAGTTGCTGTCCATCGTCCTTTAGTTTCTACATACATTAATTCACCTGTTTTTTTAGTAAAAACAAAATCTGGAGTATACTTTGCTTTGCGCTCTGGTACTATATAATATATAGTTTCTGTCTCATATTTCAAATCATATTCAGTATTTTCTATTTGTTTTGAAATAGTCAATTCTAAGCCAGATTTGTAACCATATTTATAAGCTTCACTGCGAGTTTTACTCCCTGCAGTGTGCCAATGATTTTTTGCCATAACATTATTTTATTTTATATAAATTATATCGTTTACCTTCATTACCATTGTATTCCGCAGTCTTACCATCAGTAGCTACATTAAAACTAGAAGCTTCAACATAAACTTCAATATCTCGTTTAAATAAACCTCTATTGAATAGTTTAACTCGTAAATATTGATCATCATCCGTTTTAGCTAAAACTTCAACATGTTTATTTCGATTACCATTAGCATCTATTAATTTCTCTTTAACTTTTTGCGTATCATAGTCAATATGTATAGTAGTTGTAATTTGTTTATTTTTTACTACTTCAACTTGATTTTCAGGTAGTTTAACCTCGATTACTTCTTGATGATTATTTTTTGCGATTACTGGATTGTTTTTATATTTTTCTAATCTAGACTGCGCGGTTTCATATCTAGAATTACCAGCCTGTTCCCCATAAACACGAATTAATTTAGTTTTCATATCTAAAAATCTAGAAGCTGTACGACGTTTTGTTTTCCACATTCCATCCACATCATGAAAATAATATTCCCACGGATCTTTTTTAGATATACCCCGAACAATTGTACCTGTTTTATCTTCTGGCACATCCATTTTAATATCTGCGTCTACTTCTTGATTTTGATCTTCTAACAATATTTGTTTTAATTTTATCATCTTCTATCCTTTATTAATATTAATATCCATATCTAATTTAACTAAAAAATTAATATCAATGTTATTTATTTTTTTTATTGGTTGTGATAATTTTCCAATTACTAATAATTCGCCTTTACTATTATATAAACCGATCGTAGTAATATATGGCGTAAAATTTTCACTTGATATTAGTTCAGTATCATAGCGTTTACCTGTATCATCAATCATTGATGAATTCATTGATAAATTAAAGTCAGAAGCTTGCACTTTAGCTAAAACTGATAATTCATATCTAGTTACCGTACTTTTATATGTAATAATATACGGCGTATTTAATATATCATGATAAATATAATTTGGACTAGTAATTACACCGATTCCTTGTTTATAAAAGATATTACCAATATTATTTGTCTGTAACATAGATCCAGTTTCACTCAAATCTCCTAGATAATTAATTTGATTTACTGTTAATGATTTATTATATACACGTAGTTCATCTAATTTACCAACATAA